AAGATACCAAGGTCAATCATATACATGGATAGGAATAGACGAACTTCCACAATATCCTTCGCCAGATATATATAATTTTTTAAGATCTTCTTTAAGATCTGTTGATAAAGAAATACCTGTTTATATGAGAGCTACAGGTAACCCAGGCAACGTAGGTTCACAATGGGTACGAGAAATGTTCGTAGAACCAGCTGAACCAAATACTGCGTTTGATGTAGGGATAGATACGCCTAATGGTAAAAAATATATTACCAGAAGATTTATTCCAGCTAAGTTACAAGATAATCCTTATCTAATGCAAACAGATGATTATTATATTATGCTTGCATCTTTACCTGAAGTACAACGTAAACAATTTTTAGATGGAGATTGGGATGCATATGAAGACTCAGCTTTTCCAGAATTTAGTAAAGCAACCCATGTGGTTGAACCTTTTGAAGTACCTAGAGGGTGGTATAAATTTCGTGCTGCTGACTGGGGTTATTCTTCTCCTGCTTGTGTATTATGGTTTGCTGTCGATTATAATAATAATCTGTGGATTTATAGAGAGCTTTATACCAAAAAAATTACAGCAGATTATTTTGCGAGACAAGTAATAAGTATGGAGCAAGGAGAGCATATTCATTATGGTGTATTAGATGTTAGCACTTGGGCAAAGAGAGGTGATGTAGGTCCTAGTATTGCAGAGACAATGATACAGAATGGATGTAGATGGAGACCATCAGATAGATCACCTAAAAGTAGAATTAATGGTAAACTTGAAGTTCACAAAAGATTTAAAGTTATTGATAATGAACCAGGTATAAGAATATTTGCTAATTGTAAAAACTTAATTAGAACTTTAAGTACATTACCAACTGACGATAAAAACCCTGAAGACGTAGATACAAATGCAGAAGATCATGCTTATGATGCATTAAGATATGGATGTATGAGTAGACCAACACATCCTAAATTTGCAAATAGATTTAATGCAAGATTTCAAAGTTCGTTTGAAGTATCTGATAATAAATTTGGGTATTAGGTGTCAAAAAAAATAAAAATACAAGAAACAAATAAAAAGAATTTTCCTTATACATTAAACTTAGTGTATTGGGAGGATATTGTTGGAGAAGCTAACTGGGCTGATATAGTTGATATTAAAAAAGCTAAGACAGCAGTATGTTGTAGTGTTGGTTGGATTGTAAAAGAAGATTCTAAATCTACAATCGTAATGGCTGATTATAGTTTTGAAGACAATGGAGAAATAAAACAAGGTGGTAATTATACTACTATCCCAACAAAAAATATATTAAAAGTTAAGAGAATAAAAATATAATAGGAGAACACGATGGAAGCTAAATTCGATCCAAAAGCTAAAGTTAAACAAGGTCAGTTAAGTGATGCACCTGAAGGCAAACAGCCTAACAGGGAACATACTAATATTGATTTTTCTAAACATACGCATAGAAAACAAGAACCGTTTGAGTACGATGTAACTGTACCAAGTGAAGCAGGTTCTAAACATGTAGATGATGCTGTATTTAAAATGGCTGATGAAAAGGATTACTAATGGATCAAAACGGATTAGGAAATAATAGAAATACTATACCTGATATTTATGCAGGAGCTAATGATAAGCCTAAGAAAAAAAGTGCTAAAGAAATATTAGATGAAGATCTAAAAAAAGCAGCAGAAAAAAAAGATAAAGAATTATTAAAAACAGAAAAAACTAAAACTTTAAAAGACGATCTTAAAGTTGGAATGAAATATAGAGCAAACCAACTTAAATCACTTAGTAAGTTTGCTTTCCAAAAAGGAAAAGAAAAACTTTATGGACAAATAGATTTACTAAAAAAGAAAATAGACTAGGAGGATAATAACATGATGAAAAGATACATGCATGGAGAACTTGCACCTGATGCACCTAAAAGACCAAATGATCCACTACAAATAGACCCTAATTCAAAAGTAAATCAGGGAGCTACAAGTGGTGATGGTAATGATAAAAAAGGTAAATCAAAATCAAAAGTAGATCCAGCAATTTTTAGAATGGCTGAAGAAAGAGATTACTAATTTAAATGTACGAAGAAGAAAATAAAACAGCTGCAGAAGTCAGCGAGTCTAAACCTATTGTTGGTCACATACGAGAAAAGTTCTATCAATCAGAAAACTCTAGATTGTATGATGAAAAAAGATGGTTAAAAGCTTATAGAAACTATAGAGGACTATATGGTCCAGAAATGGTTTTTAGATCAAATGAGAAGTCAAGAGTATTTGTTAAGATAACAAAGACTAAAGTTCTTGCTGCATTTGGTCAGTTGATAGAAGTATTATTTTCTAGTGGTAAATTTCCATTAGGTATTAGCCCAACTCAAGTACCAGAAGAAATACCTGAGTATGCACATATAAAACCTAAACAGCCTGAAGCACCACAACAACAAATGCAAGACCCGTATGGGTTTAAAGGTGATGGTAGAGAAGTACCACCAGGTGCAACAGCTGATATGCTAATGAAAAATTTAGCACAAGAGTTTGAGAATGTAGGATTTGATGAAGGTCCTGCAAATATGGGAGAACCACAAATACAACCAGCAGAGATAGCAGCTAAACACTTAGAAAAATTATTACATGATCAACTAGAAGAATCTAGTGCAATGACAATTTTAAGACATGTATTTTTTGAAATGTGCTTATTAGGAACTGGAATATTAAAAGGTCCATTTAGTTTTGATCATACTTATCATGCATTTGATACTCAAGAAGATGAAGAAGGTAATACAATTAATCTTCATGTTAAAAAAGTTAAAACAGTTCCAAAAGTAGAAGCAGTATCATGTTGGGATTTTTATGCAGATCCAAATGCAACAAGCATAAATGATTGTGATTATGTAATACAAAGACATTCATTAAATAGACAACAATTTTCTGATTTAAGAAAAATGCCTTACTTTGATGATACAGCTATTGATATGTGTTTAGAAGAAGGACCTAATTATCAAGTTAGAGGATATGAATCTTCTTTATACAATAGAGAAACTGTAGAAACTATTTATAAAAATAGATTTGAAGTATTAGAATATTGGGGTGTTGTTTCAAAAGAAATGGCAGAAGAATGTGGTATTGAAAGTGATAAAAGTGTAATTAGTGTTAATGCATGGATATGTGGTGGTAAGGTATTAAGAATGGTAGAGAATCCATTCGAACCTACTAGATTACCTTTTATGGTATGTCCATATGAATTAAATCCATATCAATTTTTTGGAGTAGGTGTTCCAGAAAATATGGAAGACTCACAGCAAATTATGAATGGTCATGCAAGAATGGCTATTGATAATTTAGCATTGTCGGGTAACTTAGTATTTGATGTTGATGAAACACAATTAGTTCCTGGACAAGATATGAAAATTTTTCCTGGTAAGATATTTAGAAGACAAAGTGGACAACCAGGAACATCTATAAATGCAATTAAATTTCCAAACAGCACTCAAGAAAATATGATGATGTTTGATAGATTTAGACAATTAGCAGATGAAGCAACTGGTATACCATCATACTCACATGGTGCAACTGGTGTTCAATCAACAACTAGAACTGCAGCAGGTATGTCAATGTTAATGGGAGCTGCAGCTTTAAGTATAAAAACTGTTATTAAGAATGTAGATGATTATTTATTAAAACCCTTAGGTGAAAACTTGTTTCATTGGAATATGCAATTTAATGCAGACATTCCGATTATCAAAGGTGATCTTGAAATAAAAGCAAGAGGCACATCTTCATTAATGCAAAAAGAGGTTAGATCACAAAGACTTATGACATTTATGCAAACAGCAGCTAACCCAGCGTTAGCACCTTTTGTAAGATGGCATACATGTTTAAAAGAAATAGCAAAAGCATTAGATATTGATCCTGATCAACTAATTAATGATCCAGAGAAAGCAGCTATCTATGCACAAATAATGGGAATGGCAAATGGAACTCAAAACAATACAACCCCTGCTGGAGAACAAGACCCTATGGCAACGATTGGAAAAGCACCTCCTGGAGCTTCAATCACAGATCCAACAGGAAATGGAGGTGGCAACATCGGAGTCGGCAATATTCCGATGCCAGGGGAAGCTGGTTTTGCTTCGCCAAATATTAAACCTACCAACGGCACACAAACGAAGCAAGGAAACTAGTTAATGGCAGTACAATTTAGTTTATCTTATGACGATAATGGTGATCCAGTATTAACAGAAAATACTGTATCAGGTGTTAGGAAAGTTGTAAGTTATGCACCAGTGGTAAGTAAATATAAACCAAGATTTACTAGTATGAAAGAAGAATCAGATGAAGTAGAAAGTGACACATTTAAACAAGTTAAAAAAATTAATGAAAATCGTTTAAATGAATTTATAAATGAAATGGAAAGTAATGCAGCAGAAGATTCAAATTTATCATTTATAAAAAAACAAGATTTAGAAAGATATACACCGACTGCTATAAAAAGAGCTGCTACTGGAAGTGCAGAAATGGCTAAAGCTATATTTAGTGCTATTACTAATGTTCCTATTGGTATAGCTAATACAGTAGTTAAAGCATTAGATGCAATTTTACCTGATGAAGATCCTGAAGTTAAAGCAATGAAACAATATTATGCTAGTGATGAAACATCTCAATTAGTAGAGAGTATACCAGGTATGTCAAATATTAATTTAGTATCTGGTGGATTATTTGGAAGTGAGCTTAATGTTGGTTATGGAAGAGCTGCACAAAAAAGAATTGATAGGATTAATAAAACATTAGCAAGAATGACTCCAGCACAACTAGCTAAAACAACTTTAATTCAAAGAAAAGAAGATTTACAAAATTTAATTGATAAAGAAAACAAAGCAAGAGAAAGAATAGAACAAACAGACTTTGCAAGACAAGATGCAAATCCAGCAGCTAATCTTACACCACAAAAAAAAGATTATTTTAGAAATGGTGGTAATCAAGGTAATCAAGGTAATCAAGGTAATCAGCAACAATCTTCACCAACAAATGTTGGTAATCCATTTGGGTATAGATAATGGCAGTAGATTATAGAGGACAACCAATAACAAATCAAAGTATATTTAGTACTACAGGTTTACTAAATAGAAAACCTGCAGAAATGGAATCTGCTAAAATACCACAAATAAAAAAACCTAAACCTAAAGTAGTACAAAAAAATTTACCTGAAGAAAGACTACCACAAATTAATTTAGAAAATTTGAGAGATGATGATAAAAGAATTTTAAATATTCATTTAACACCATCTCTTAAAAATGTATTCAATAGAATATTTGGACAAGATATATTTCCTGAGTTTGGAATAAATGAAAACACAGTTAGTATTCCTACAAGTATTATTGTTGATAGATTTGGATCATTACAAGATTTTAAAAAAATGATTCAAAGAGATGAGACAAACCAAGTGCCACCTAGTCAAGGTTTAATGACTAGCCCACAAACTCAAAAAGTTTAGAGCTACCCTTATCCATAAGGCACTCAACCAATAGGTAAAAATAATGGAAAAAAAAGAAGACAATGTTTCTAAAGAAACTAAAACTATTTTACAAAAAGTAAATCCTTACAATAAGGTTCGTGAAGAAGATGATCCTGAAACAGAGGCATTTGCTAAAGGTGAATTAACAAAGTTTCATAGGGAACAAAGACAAAAGGAAGCAGAAGCAGCAACCGAACAGAAGGACCCCAATGCATCTGAAGAGACTGCAGAACCTACAGATAAAAAGGCTACTCCTATCGCTGAACGCCCTGTGAACGCTGAAGATCGTGCTTTTAAGAAACGTTATGACGATTTGAAAAAGCACTATGATTCTACAATTAATAAACACAAGGAAGAACTTAGTTCTTTGCGTGGACAATTAGAATCTAATAGCAAGCAATTTACTCCTCCTAAATCTAAAGAAGAATTAGAAGCGTGGAAAAAAGAGTACCCTGACGTTTATGATATGGTAGAAACTATAGCCATGAACAAAGCAACTACTCAATCTGCAGAGTTAGAAAGTAAATTTAAAAATTTACAAGTACAACAAGAACAAATTGCAAAAGAAAAAGCCCAAGTAGAACTTATAAAACTTCATCCAGACTTTGATGATATTCGTGCAAAAGATGATTTTCATCAATGGGCTGAAGAACAAGATCCTACTATTCAAGGTTGGTTGTATGAAAATACATCTAATGCTAAGTTAGCTGCAAGAGCTATTGATCTATATAAAATGGATCGTGGTTTAAGTAAACTAAATAAAGTTGAAGAAAAGGATGTTAAAAAAGAAGCTGCTAAAGCAATTTCTAAAACTAGAAAAGCTGTTGATTCTGAAGCACCAAAGAAAAAAATTTGGACAGCAACTGAGATTTCTAGATTGAAACCTCATGAGTTTGAAAAATTTGAAAAAGAGATTGACCTTGCTCGTTTAGAAGGTAGGATTGAACATC